ACTAATTGGTTAATTAATAATGGGCTGATTTTGCCAAAATAACGACGCAGTGCCATGCTTATATCCTATTATCTTATATTTACCATAAAATGAATGATTACCTACCCATGCTTTTAGTGCATATCAGGGTATGTTTTAACGCAGTTAGATTTATGTTGCAGTGCATATAAATAGGTGATATAAAAGAACATACCTCATGGAGAAATATAATGAAGACCCTTGTAAAAAGCATAGCAACAAAGATAGCAAAATATAACCGTTATCGTCGTACTGTTATTGAACTAAGCAATCTAACTAATCGTGATCTTGCTGATATTGGAATTTCACGATGTGATATTCCACATGTTGCAGCAATGCAAGTAATTCGCTAATTTTTTTTATTAAAAAAAATTAAGCAATAAAAAAGCCCCTTTTCAGGGGCTTTTTCTTTGTTAGAATCAAACTCAGTATTACTGGAATGAAAGGTTGCTTACAGCGATTTCACTTAGGTAGTCAGCGGCGTTACCGAAGCTGGATGCTACGTTAGTAAGTTCGATGTAACCATAACGAGTCATAAAGCCAACAACTGGTTCGAATGTTGATGGATCAAGGATCACACCAGATGACATTAGAGGGATGTATGGGCAATAGAACGCTGCGGCGTCTGCTTCACTTGTACCTTTGTAACCAACTAGAACTGGAATAGTGTCAGTTGCATATGAGTCAACATAGATACGCATTGCACCGTTGAGAGTACCAACGAACTTAGTGTTTGTTGGGGCTTCAAAAGCACCTTCGGTAGTACGAGCAAATGCAGAAGTAGTTGCAGACTGAAGAACAGTCAATGCAGCACTTGAAACAACTGCCCAGTTACCTGCACCACGACGAGTGCGCTGTGCGATTAGGTTAGCAGCACGATTGATTAGAACTGCTAGTGCAGCATGTTCGTCACCAACGAATGTTGCAGTACCACTTACAGTAGCCTGGTTGAAAGTGAATTCACTTGCAGCTAGGGAACGTAGGCTGTAAAGGATTTCCTGATCGATTTCAGCAGTGATTTCTTGTGCCAAAGCTGCCATAATTTCAGCTTCGATATCAAGACCATGCATTGCCTGAGCGTCTTGTGCAGCTTCAAAAGTCCAACGTGCTGATAGCTTACGAGTCTTAGCTTCAACTGGTTGCTTTAAAATCTGGACGTTCAAACGACGACCTGGTGTACCTTCGAGAGCAGCAGTTAGACCAGCACGACCGTCTGGGCTATTAACGCCAGCAGCAGCACCTGAATAACCAGAAGCAATTTTGAATGGTGAAAGTGCTTCGTCATTGATGTTTGCACCAGTTCCGAATTGACCTGTACCATTACTAGTGAACTGATCTGCATAACGAACACGTAGAGTGTGAATTTGTGCGACTGGACCAGTCATTGGCTGAACACCAACGATTTCGTTGGCGATAACAGTTGGCATAACACGACGGATAACAGGTAGGATAACACGGTTAAGTGTTGCTACGTTACCAGCGGCTGTACCACCTGCTGTTGCGTTTTCTGCAAGATAACGCTTTGTGTTTTCGAGCACCATGCTCATTGTTGTACGACGATTACCGCTTAGACCTTCCAACAGGGCTGACTTGGTTTCGTCCCAACGGCCTTCAATTAATTCTTGTGACATAGGGTCTTCTCCAATTTTAATTAGTTCTTAATAAGACCAGCTAGACGTTTCATTTCAATAATATTTGATGAAGCTTCTTTCTGTTCTGGTTTTACAGCACGATCACCTGTAACTTCGGTTTTGCTTTCAATGATAGTCTTTTTAGTTTCTACCTTTGGAGCATTGCCTTCCATTACTGGGTTTAAGTACTTTTTGTATGCTGCGTCTAGTTTATCTGTTGGGACTGATTCCAGCAGTTGTGACATCACAGCGGCTTTGTCCTTGCTAAGCGGACCTAGCAATTCATTGAGTTTTCCGTTACGAGCAATAGATTCATTGATTTTACGGATTTCTACTTCTTTTGCCTTAACTTCAGTCATTGCACGTTCTTGTGCATCACGAGATTCACTGATTTGACGAGACATTAACTCGATTTTACCAGTAAGTTTCTTGATATCAGCACGTTCGTTAAGGTAGCTTGCGCCAAACTCAGTTGCAAAAGCTTCGAAAATCTTACGACCGAAGTTATTTTCTTTTGCTTCCTGAATATCTGTTTTGAGTTGGTTTAATTCTGTACGCAGATGATTTGTAACAGTGCTTTCTACAAGGCTGCTAGCCTTCGCAACAAAAGAGTCACGGAGTGCTTCTAGCTTCTTGCGTCCTTCGGTTACTACTGCAACCTTAGTACGAGCAAGATCAGCCTTATCTTGTGCAAATTCTGCAACTTCATTCTGTAAGTTTTCAGCAACAAATGCTTCCAACTTTGAGATTGTCTTAGTCATATTTGCACGGTCACTACGAAGTTCAGCAACTTCACTAGCTAGTGATTCACTTAGATAAGAATCGAAATTCTTAGCCTTTTGCATCATTTGCTGTGTGAACTTTACACGGTCTTCGCTAACCATAGCACGTTCTGCTGCAATCTTACCGATTTCAGCATTAAGTGATTCGTTAACCATCTTGTCCAGAGCCTCAACCATATTAGCACGGTCGTGTTGATAACGACTAGCCATTTCTTCACGGATTTCATTACGAATTTCACCACGTGCTTCGTCTAGCTTAGCATTCCATGCTTCTTCCAGAGTCTTACGAGTGTCTTCGTTCAGTAGTCCGCTTTCTAGTAATGGTTTTAGAGCTTCGAACATTAATTTCTCCTGAACTTATATCTTTAATTCAGAAATAAACTTAGCAACTTCTTTTTGCAAGTATTTCTGAACTCGTTGATCTTGATTTAAATCTTTAGCCATTTCCAGTATACGATGTCCACCATTCATGTTCATCAGTCCTTCATAGACCGCAGTTGGGTAGGCATTAGGTGCACTGGGTTGTGCTACTATATCAACAGTAACGATATCAAAATCGCTGACTGCGCCGTCGTGTTCATTAACATTACCTGATCCACGACTGCTTACTCCTAGTTTAACACCACTTTCTAACATGGTGCGAACTAAATTACCCATTGGGGTGGGCAAAATCTTCATCTTTCCATAACCGTTTGGTCCATCTAACCACATTTCTGTAATCATATGACTTACACGATCAAGATTGATGCGTAGGTTGGTTGGGTGATCTACTTCACCCAACACACTATAACCTGTCTTAATTTGCTTATTGAGGGTTTCAATAGCACGATTGATTTCAGTGATAGGATAAACACGCTGATTAGCGTTCTTTACACCACCCTGAATGCAAATGCCTTTTAGATAAAGGTTTTTGCCTTCATTTTCATGGGTCATTTCCATTTTAGCCTGATCGTAACTAAGATTTTCGATAAGCAAATTATTCATTTTAATTCCTATTAACGAGGTAGGTTGTCACGCTTATTAACGTTTACACCGCCACCAGTTGCAAAACGACCGTCGCCACTAGTTACTGGCTTCTTAGCATTTGAGAAAGCCTTACCAGCGTTTGCACCTGGTACATTTTCAAAACTGCCTGCGCCTTTTAGCTTGCCTTCGCCCTTGCTATATTCGTTGCTTGGACCTTTATATTGCTTGCCATCTGGGTCTTCGTTAGCTGACTTTTGTGCAATGTTCTTAGCAGTGCCACCCATGTCGTTCTTGCTAGCAACTACACTCTTCTTTTGTGTTGAAGACTTGTAGCTATTAACTGCGCCAACTGGTGAACCTTCGCTGTTGCCTGGACTTGATACCTTTTCAACATACTCACGAACAACGCCTTCTTCGGCTTGATCTTGATGTTCTGGCTCATTAGCTTCTTGTGACATTAGCTTTTCAAACTCAGCCTTGAGTTCGTCAAGAGCATCTTCAAGGTCCATGACACGATCTTCTACGTCGCCTTCGCCAGCTTCGTCATGATCTTCGCCTGCATCGCCCATTTCCATATCATCATGACCCATGTCCATATCCATGCTATCATCTTCGCTATCCATGCCATCATGATCAGCTTCGATATCATGCATCATGTCATCAGTCTGATCCATTGAATCAGCTTCTTCCATGTCATGATCATAATTTTCTTCTACTTCTTCTTCCATTTCTTCTGCAACGATTTGGTTGTAGATGTCACGGCTTTTAGCAACAACAAGATTGTGGAATAGTTCCTTGGCCTTGTCGGTTTCATCATTAATGATGTATTCAATAAGTTGTTCGTACTGACTACGCATATAAAAAACTCCTGTGGAATTATATCCTGTGTTATTATTTAATGTGTGGATTTAAATAGTGCCTCAAATAGCCTATTTTTGAAGAATTTGTGAATTTAGATTATAAACCAGGTTGAGCACCAGCAGGTGGTGCACCATATTGTTGACGAACTTGTTTGATTTTGTCAACATATTCGACGGTTCTCTGATCATTCATTTTACGAAGTTGATTAATTTGCGCAAGTGTTAAACGAGTCTTACGCAAATCTTTGACCTTCTCTACACTATCATCTCGTGAGAGGTCTTGAAAATCACCGTTACTTGCGTTAAACATTTCATTTAAAAACATGCTTGCTCCAAAGTTATTTAGGATTATCCGCCAGCTAATGGAGCACCTGATGTAGAACCACCAGCAGCACCGCCACCAGCGCCACCCGTTGGGCTTGGGACACCCGCAGCACCAACTTCACCAGGTTGAGAGAATGGTCCACCACCGCCACCACCACCTTGATTGGCGGCTTCAATATCACTCATTGTTTCTAAATCACTTCCAATAGCACCAGGTGTTACGCCAACGCTACGAAGATCAGCACCTTGAATATTTGTTTTTGGTTCATCTGTGCCACGCTCTTCACGCCACATCTTGTCATTTTCTGCCATTTCAATTTCAGAAAGACCAAGATATTTTTTAAGAAGGAATCTTTTTGACAAATAATCTGTTTGTTGCAACTGAGTAAATGAAGTAATACGACCAGCATTTAGTTCAAGTTCACGATAAGCTGCAAAGTTTTGTGGCTCAGTAAAGCGTAATTCAAAGATAGAATTATCAAGATTAAATCCACGATGCTTTAAGAATAATTTAAATTCACTATCAAACTTTGGACTAATATAACGCTGTAAACGCTTGCAATATTCATTAAAACGATATTCTTGAATAAGAGCAGTTGTTACTTTGCCATCAGTAAATGCACGATCACTATCTTCTGGACCAGTTGGAAGATAAGAACTTGGAATACGAAGTGAACGATACATCTTGTTTTGGAAATAACGCAAATCGTCAATTTCGCCAAGATTTTGACCACCTGGCAGAACTTCTACACTACT